ATACTTAATCCTAAAACTCCAGATTACAGTAGTTACTATCCTCAACAACAACAACAATATAATTCTTCTGAATTTGAGATAACAGGTTCAGGAGGAACTCAAGCTGCTGGAGTATTAGCACAGCAGATCAAGAAAGTTAAAGCTAGAAAAGAAAATCAAAGAACCCAAGGTGACTTAGGGTTAACTACAATACAAGAAACAGGATTACAATTTGCTTAAGATGACATCAGCTTCTAAAAGGTATACGACACTATCAGTAGACAGGCAGAGATTTCTCAGTAGAGCCTGGGATGGTTCCGAAGTAACAATACCTTTTATTCTTCCTAGAGATCTAACTAAGAACCAAGATCTCCCTACCCCTTATCAAGGTATAGGAGCTAGGGGGGTTAACAACTTAGCAGCTAAATTACTGCTAACACTGTTCCCCCCTAACTCTCCCTTCTTTAAGTTTCAGATTGATGATTTTACTTTAGGTGAACTCCAAGCAGAACGGGCCCCAATTGAAGAGGGACTCAATGCTATGGAGAGAGCTGTCATGGATGAAGTAGAAGCACAGTCTATGAGAGTACCCATCCATGAATGTCTAAGGCATCTTATAATTACAGGTAATGCTTTAGTCTTTGTATCTCCAGAAAATAAAGTAAGGGTACTACATCTAGATCAGTATGTAACTAGAAGAGATCCTCAAGGAGAAGTACTAGAGATTATAGTAAAAGAAGAAATGAGCCGTGAGTTATTCTTTGACATTTTTGGGCATCGCCCTCCTTCTGATAATGATGAAAGTGGTGATGATCGGAAGCCCCTAGATTTATACACAGTAATTAAACGTAAGGGTGGTAAGGTAATCATCCACCAAGAGGTTAACGATCAGGTTATTCCTAAGACACATTCAGAAGTACCCAAGGAGAAATCCCCTTGGTTAGCTCTGAGGTTCTCTTCTATTGATGGTGAGGATTATGGTAGAGGATTTGTAGAGGAATACTTAGGAGACCTCAGAGCTCTTGAAGGACTATCTAAGGCTATCTTAGAAGGATCAGCCGCTGCTGCTAGGGCTATCTTTTTAGTAAGACCTAATGGTACTACTAAGCTCAAGACAATATCACAGGCTCCTAACTTAGCTGTGAGACAAGGTAGTGCAGATGATGTTAGTGTACTACAGATGCAGAAGTTTAATGATTTTAGAGTAGCTCAGGAGACCATAGGTACTACTGAACGTAGACTGGCTGCTGCTTTCTTATTAAACCAGAGCGTTCAAAGGGATGCAGAAAGAGTGACGGCAGAGGAGATTAGGTTCCTCGCTAATGAACTAGAGACAACCCTAGGTGGTATCTATAGTCTTCTATCACATGAGCTACAGTTACCTCTAGTACATAGAATTATAGCTAGACTAGAGAAGACTAAGAAGCTCCCTCAGTTACCTAAGGGTACAGTTAAGCCTGTTATTATTACAGGATTTGAAGCTTTAGGTAGGGGTAATGATGCTAATAAACTAGCTACATTCTTACAGACTGCTTCAGGTATCTTAGGCCCTGAGGCAGTAATAGGATACACTAATCTTAGTGATGCATTAAAGAGACTAGGAACAGGATTTGGTATTGACATGAAGGGTCTTATTAAGACAGAACAAGAAGTCCAACAAGAACAGCAACAAGCCCAGCAAGCACAGCAACAAGCAGAGTTAATGAAAGCAGGAGTGCCTAATGCTGTTACACAAGGTGGGGAAATGATAAGGGAAGGAGCACAAAATGGCAACCAAGGACAAAACTAAAGCAGAACCAGAAGTAATTGATATTAAACTTAAGTCAGACCTTAAGGAAGTAGTAAAAGAAGATAAGATCTTAGAGCAGAAGGCTAACCAGGTAGGTTCTTCTGGTGGATTACCTTCTACTTATACTAAGATACAGCTCAATAGCGGAGCAATCAAAGAGTCATTTGGAGAACAATATGGCACAGCAACTGACGGTTAGTAACGAAGCCGTAGAACCTGATGTAGAATCTCTTAGCGAACATGATCAAGAGATGATAGATAAGGTTGAAGGTAACGATGATGTAGAGATACAAGATGAAGGACAAGAAGTTCCCCAAGATAAATTTGATGGAGACTACGATAAACTTAAACAGAGCTACGAAGAGCTAGAAAGGAAGTTCCATAGTGGAGCTAGTGCTGATGACGGGGATGACGTTGATACTGCTAATGATCTTGAGATAGGGGAACCTAGTGAATCTCCTTTTGATATGAAGGAGCTTCAAGATGAGTATGTAAAGAATGGTCAACTAGGAGAAAATAGTTACAAGAAGTTAGAAGAGGCTGGCATTGGTAAAGAGTATGTTGATACATACATTGCTGGAGCTAAGGCTCTTGGTGAACAAATGGGAAACACTGTCCGTGATGCTGTAGGTGGAACAGAGAATTACAGTAACATGGTAGAGTGGGCACAAGCTAATTATAATTCAGAACAGATTGTAGCTTATGATAAGGCTGTTAATTCTGGTGATATTAATGGAGCTATGCTTGCAGCTAAAGGATTACAAGCTGACTACCAGAATTCTACAGGACAAGAAGGTATTACTTATAGTGGTAAACAAGCTGCAGGCGAGAGAGGTGGAGACACCTTTAGATCTAACTCTGAGCTGACCGCTGCTATGAAGGATTCAAGATATGAATATGATCAGGCTTATCGTAAGGATGTCTTAGACAAACTGGATAGATCTGATTTGTTTACAGGTAAAACTATCTAGCAATAGATAGAGCTATCAAGTACTTAAATAAGTAGACAAGGACGGACTGCGGTTCATAATCCTTAGTTGAACATTGTAAAGAAAAGTATAGCATTAGTTTAGTAACTTTTTATTTATAATATTTAACAAAGGAGAGCCGATATGACTATGGCTAATACTAGCCCAGCGGTCACTATGACCCGAACGGGCCAAGCTAACTCCGCAGGAAGCTCCACAGCATTATACCTTAAAGTATATGCTGGTGAAGTTTTGACGGCATTTGAAACTGCAAGTGTAACTATGGATAAACACGTTATCCGTAGTATCTCTAGTGGTATCAGTGCACAGTTTCCATTGGTTTGGAAATCCTCTGCGAATTATGGTTACATTAACGCTAGTGGCAACACTGGTACTACAGCTCAAACCCTAACGGGTACGGCTATTAACAAGAACGAGAAGGTAATCTCTATTGATGGTCTTCTCTTAGCTGACCACTTTGTCAATAACCTTGATGAAGCTATGAGTCATTTTGATGTACGATCTATCTATGCTAAAGAGGCAGGTATTGCTCTAGGTACACAATGGGATAAGAACATCCTCCAGCAAACTGTGTTGGGTGCACGTTCTTCTACATTGATTACTGGTGGTAATGGTGGTTCAGTACAGACTGCTTCTGGTTATGGAACTACAGGTTCTACTCTAGCTGCTGGTATGTTTGATGCTGCTCAGACCCTGGACGAGAATAATGTTCCAGAGAATGATCGGTATATGTATGTTAAACCTGCACAGTACTATCTCATGGCTGAGACTACGGCTGTCCTTAACAGGGACTGGGGTGGATCAGGAGTGTACTCTGAAGGTACTGTATTAAAGGTTGCTGGTATTCACATTGTGAAGACTAATAACCTACCCACCACTAACATTACTGGTGGAACTGTAACGACACATGAAGGCAACTTCAGTACGACTGTGGGTGTAGTAACTCATAAGGGTGCTGTAGCTACCGTCAAGTTATTGAACTTGGCAGTAGAGTCTGAATATAGCTTGAAGGAACAGGGTCATTGGGTTGTAGCGAAGTATGCTATGGGTCATGGTTTTATCCGTCCTGAAGCTTGTGTAGAACTCAAGACTTCCTAATAGTTGTCTTAATCGAGGAGTCTCAAGGTTTTCCTTGGGGCTCCTTTTTTTATTTATAAGGAACAATAAAAAAATGTCACACTTTTCAACCAGCCTACTGTCTGAGCTTGAAGCAGTTAACATAATGCTTAGAGCTATAGGAGAGTCTTCTGTATCTAGTCTTACTGCAGCTACGACTGTAGAAGTAACACTAGCTAAGAATACTATCTCTGATGTGAATAAAGAAGTACAGCAGAAAGGCTGGCATTTTAATACTGAGTGGGATGTTACTATTACTCAAGATAGCAACAATGAATTACCCCTTGGTAGTAACATAGTATCTATATATTCACCCTCTAATCTGATTACTATGCGCGGTAAATCAGGGGGTATGTATGTATATGATCTGGAGAATAATACTTTTACTTGGTCAAAGTCTATTACGGATGCGGTGGTTATTAAACTACTGGACTTTGAGAATATACCTCAAACAGCTAGAAATTACATTGTTGCTAAGGCAGCTAGGATTTTCCAAGAAGAAGTAATAGGACAAGTCTCAGCAGAGACAGTTAATAGACAAGAAGAGATGGAAGCTTATGCTGATCTTCTGGATGACGAAGGAGAGAGATCAGGATTTAACATAGGTTTTGGAACTGTAGATATGTTCAATACAACCAAATTACACAGAAAACTCTGGTAGATAATGCCCTTAATTAATGAACAAATATCCAACCTCATTAATGGAGTCTCTCAGCAACCCCCTAGTTTAAGATTAGCAAGTCAATCCCAAGCACAAGAAAACGGACTATCTACTATAGCTGAAGGACTAAAGAAAAGGCCTCCCCTAGAACACGTTGCTAAACTAACAACTAAGACAGATCTTACAGCTAATGTTCATTTTGTAAATAGGAGCCTCACAGATCGCTCCTTGTTCTATATTAATTCCTCAGGGGCTACTACTGCTGTATCAGCATTTGACCTCTCAGGGGCAGCTCAGAGCGTCTCAGGAGTATCAGGAGCTAACTTAACATATATTACTACAACTAATGCTAGGGATAACCTTCAGTTATTCTCTGTAGCTGACTCTACGTTTATTTTAAATAGAGAAAAAGTAACAGCTAAGAGTGGAACTATATCTGCTGCTAGAAATCCTGAAGGAATATTCTTTTTAAAACAAGCTACTAATACAACTAGCTTTGAGGCATACATAGATGGATCACTAGTAAGTACTGTAGCTGGTAACAATGATGCAGCTACACAGACTACTGATCTCTTTAATGACCTTGTAGCTTCTGTAGGTTCTGGTGGAAGTAATACTTTTGATATAGTTAAGTTTGGTAGTAGTAATGTTCATGTTACTAGGAAGAATGGTGCAGATTTTACTATGCATGCTAATGCTCCTAGTGTTAACTTTATTGCTATTAAAGATTCTGTAGTCAAGTTTACTGAACTTCCAGCTAGAACTAAAGATGGCTTTATAATTAGGATTAGTGGTAGTCCTAACTCAGGTACTGATGATTATTTTATTAAGCATAATAATTCTTCAGATCAAGATGTAGGTGAATGGGTAGAAGTAGTAGGGCCTGGTTTAGCTAACGCTATAGATCCAGCTACAATGCCTCTACAGGTAGCTAGTAGTTCAGGAAGTCATACTGTAAGTGATATTACAT